GACGGTCTTTTCCGTAGCACGGGCTGAAACCGTCACGCTGACAGATGCGCAGACAGCCACTGCGACGCTCTCTGTGCAGCAAGACGAGAGCGTAACGCTCACGGATTCTCAATCTTCTATAGTCACGTTTTCAGCATCTGAAGCGGAGACTATCACACTAACAGATGCGCAGACTGGTGTCGCGGTATTCGTCGTTACGCAGGCAGAGACAATCACCGCCACGGATTCCCAGAGCGCTACAGCGGAATTTTCAGTACAGCGCGACGAGTCCGTTACGCTCACAGATAGCCAAGACGCCAGTGTAACGATCGTAATAGATGCCGACGTAGTTGAGCAGGTCACGCTCACAGACTCACAAAGCGCTATAGCGGAGTTCAACGTCACAACGAGTGAGAGCATCACACTCACGGATTCGCAAGATGCGGGGCTGTACGTCACGGCGGCGGTAGACGAAACCGTAACAGTCACGGATTCGCAGGATGCTGCTATCCACGTACCCGCCACGTACGATGTAGCAGTCGATGAGACGGTGCTGCTACTGGACAGCCAAGACGCCACCGTAGTCAACATCCCTCAGGGGCGCTCGCAGCTTTCCCGCGCTGACCTGATCGCTATCTACGAACGCGAGTGGGAAGCGAAGAAGCCGAAACCTGAGCCTGAAGCCGCGCCCGCCCCCGCACCGCGCAAGCCGAAGGTCCACCGCCTGCCCCCGAAGCCCGAGGCCGCGCCCAGTATTCTGCCCCCGGTGGAGCAGGAGGAACAAGGTAAACTTCCGGCTGAAAGCCAGGTGACTATCCCTGAGCTGGTCACAGAGATGTTGAAAGAGCTTCAGATGCCGGCCCCACGACCGGAGTCGAAGGCAGAGGCCAAGCGGAAACGCCGCAGGGCGGAGGAAGAAGAGATCGTGGCGTTCCTAGTCCAGCAAGAAGAGTTCAGCTAACCTTTGTAGGAGAAGACGATGGCAGCAGCAATCAACCAGCACAAGCGCATGGCCATGGGCCAAGGCGTGCCGCAAAACCTCGCCCGGGGCGGCTCGGTCGCGTCCCCGGTGGGCTCCAGCGGCATGGTGCCCCGTCCTAGCGGCGCGTCCCAGTCCCCCCTGGTCACCGCGCGGCACAACAACGGCGTCCCCGGCATGTGCGGCGGCGGGGCGATGAAGGGCAAGAAGCGCTGAGATGGCGGCGCTAGCCCCGGAGCAGAAGCTCATGGCGGGTCTGAAGGCTCGCCAAGCGGAGCTGCAGCACGAAGTGTTCGAGCACCCTCCGCACGACTATCCCGAGTTCATGAGGACTCTGGGGCAGTGGCAGGAGAACCAGGCGCAGCAGGAGAGCTTGCGCGTCATCATGAGAACAGCAGACGAGGAAGATATATGAGCAAATTCAAGATCACGTGGTCGAACGGTAACACCACTCATGAAGAGTGCGAGGACTGGAAGACCGTCGACGACATGGCCATGGCGCGTTGGGGTAGGAACTCCGCCAAGACGCTGCTGAACGAGTTCGCGATCAAGATCGAACTCGTGGACGCTCCGGTCGAAGAGCCCAAGGCCGAAGAGCCCAAGGCCGAAGAGCCCAAGGCCGAAGAGCCCAGCGAGTAACTCTTTCTTAACTCATTAAGGAGCCGTTATGGCCTCTGATTCTTTCGACCCCGAAGGCGCACAAGCCCTCGCCGACGCTTTCCCCGACGTCGACCCCAACAGCGTACCCCTCGGGGCGCGCATCCTGGTGCAGCTCCGGCGCACCGCCAACACCACCAAGAGTGGTATCGTTCTCGTCGAAGAGACGAAGGAAACGGTCAAGTGGAACAACCAAGTGGCCAAGGTTGTCTCCATGGGTCCCCTCGCATTCAAGAACCGCGAGACCATGAAGGATTGGCCCGAGGGCGCGTGGGTGCAGCCCGGCGACTATGTGCGGGTGCCCCGCTGGGGCGGCGACCGTATTGAGATCCCCGTGAAGAATGACGCTCCCGTCATCTTCGTCATCTTCTCGGACCACGAGATTATCTCCAAGGTACCCGGCGACCCGTTGACGGTCCGGACCTACATTCTGTAAAGGATGAGCGCAGTCATGGCCACCGAACAAACCCCGGGCGGATCCTCCGCCCCGCCTGAAGACGATCTTCCCCTTCACGAGCACCCTGACGGCAGTGTCACAATAGGCGATGTCTCTGCTCAAGGAGCCGAGGACGATCATGAAGACGAAGACGAGCGCCCCGTAACGGGCGGCGCAGGTACCGTCGCGGAGCAGCAAGAGCTAGCCCAGGCCGCCACTGAGGACGAACGAGAAGCTATCCGCGCTCGCCGTCGCCAGGAACGCAAAGACAAACAGCAACGCGCTCGGGACCGTGAGGACAATCTGCGTACCCAGTTGGCCGCAGCCCAGCGCGCTAACCAGGCTCTTAGCGAGCGCATGGGGCTCATCGAGCGTAAGACCAGCGGGTCCGAACTCGCCCAGCTCGACAACGCCATCAACCAAGCAGGCCAGGCTTACGAAGCCTTCAAGTCCCAGGTGGGCGAAGCGGTCACCCGCCAGGACGGCCAGGCAGTAGCCGAGTTTACGGAGCGCATGGTGATCGCACGTGAGCGTCAGCGCGAGCTCACCAATATCCGCCAACAGTACACCACGCAGCCGCAACGCACAGCTCCGCCGTTGGATCCGGACCTGGTACGACATGCGCAGAAGTGGATGGCGGACAACAAGTGGTATGACCCGCAGGGGAAGGACGTCGACTCCCGTATTGCGCTCACGCTCGACAAAGCGCTGGCCGACGAGGGCTACGCTCCGAACACCGAACGCTACTGGCAAGAGCTCAGCACCCGCGTGGGCAAGTACCTGCCCCACCGGGCATCCCCGGGCACGCCTGAACCGGGTATACTCCCCGCTAACGATACCGCAGCGAGAAACAAGCCTAGTCGGAACGTAGTAACAGGGTCAGGACGCGAAGCCTCTACCGGCAATACCGGAGGCGCTGCGTACACCTTGTCTCCCGACCGAGTGCAGGCTTTGAAAGATGCGGGAATGTGGAACGACGTCAAGCAGCGTAACGACATGATCCGTCAATACCGCGATTACGACCGGAAGACCGGTTCTAGCGGGAGGACGTAAACACTGCGATCCACTTGACTTCGACTTGCGCACGCAAGTAGACCTGAGCCCTGTCCACGATCATAGGAGGCCGCAATGGCTACCGACTCCGACACCCGCATTCGCAAAGACACCGCCGCAGAAGTTCGCGGTTCTCGTTCCGTGACCGCTGACGCCGAGCGTGAGAAAGACGCTTCGGGGATCAGCCCTGAGGAACGTGCACGTCTCCTGCGCGATGAATTCAAGCAAGAAGCTCTGCCCACCGCACCGAACATCCCTGGCTGGCATGTCTGCTGGCTCGCTAGCAACAACAACTACGACCCCATCCACAAGCGTATGCGCCTCGGGTATCAGCCTGTCATGGCTGACGAAGTGCCCTCCATGGCCGGACATCGCATGACGACGGGCGAGTACTCAGGAGTTGTTGCGTGCAATGAAATGCTGCTCTTCAAGATTCCCCAGGAAGCCTACGAGCAGATCATGCGCGAGTACCACCACGACGCTCCGTTGCGCGAAGAGGAAGGCCTCCGGGCTCAACTCGTGCGCGGCGAGAAGGACTCCCACGGTAAAGAGCTGGAACAGATTGAAGGCTTCGACGACATCGCTCAACGTCGCAGCGCACCGCAATTCGCCTAGTCGTCCCCACCTCAATTACCAGGAGTGAACAGAAATGAGTGCAGTTTCCGCACCGTTCGGCTTCCGCCCCGCGTATAACCCGATCGGGTTGGACCGCGCCAAGAAGTACACGATCGCCGCCGCGTACGGCACGGCCATTTACGAAGGCCAGCCCGTCATCCTCAACACCAACGGCACGATTACCGCTGGCACCGCCGCCGCCGACCTGCTCGGGGTCTTCGCGGGCTGCGAGTACATCGACGTCACCGGCAAGCCCAACGTCAGCAACTACTGGCCGGGCACCGCCGGAGCAACGAACATCGTGGCGTGGGTCTACGACGACCCGAACAACGTCTACGAAGTCCAGTCCGACGGTTCCATCGCGCAAACCGCGATCGGCGACCAGGCTGATATCTCCAACGCTACCGCGAACTCCAATGGCCGCTCCCAAGCGACGTTGTCGTCCACAGTCGCAACGGTGGGTGTGCAGGCTCAGTTCCGTATCGTTGGCTTCGGTCAGCAGCTGGACAACGCCCCGGGCGATGCGTTCACGATTTGCCAAGTGCAGATCGCGCGCCATCAGTACATCACCAGCAAGGTCGCCATCTAAGGAACCATGACCATGAACTTCAATCTGAAGCAAATTGGCGCGGCCCTGAAGGTCCGCCTGCTCGCGGCGCTCTTGCCGCTCTACGCAGCCCTCACGGGCTACATGTTCCGTACCGGGCTCGCGCTCGGCGCAGCTCCAATGCGGAGTACGGACTTCAAGGCCATCGTCGAGCCGATTCTGAACAAGGCTTTCGACGGCGTCTACGATCTCCGCAAGGACGAGTGGAAGCAGGTCTTCAGGGAAGACGACGGCATTCCTCGAGCGTACCATGAAGAGCCTGTCTTGTTCGGGTTCGGGGCTGCGCCGGAACTGCCGGACGGTATGCCCGTCACCTACCAAGCGGGCGGCGTGCTCTTCCAGAAGCGCTACGTGTACAAGGTCTACGGACTGGCCTACGCGCTGACGCAAGTGCTCGTCGAAGACGGAGACCACATCCGCATCGGCGCCACCTACGCCAAGCACCTGGCGCAAGCCCTCGTCGAGACAGTCGAGACCAAGGCCGCGAACGAGTTCAACCGCGCCTTCAACGGCTCCTACGTCGGCGGCGACGGCGTGTGCCTCACCAACGCCAGCCACCCGATCATCGGCAGCACGTTCAGCAATATTCTGGCGACCCCGGCTGCTCTCAGCCAGACGTCGTTGGAGCAGATGCTGATCATGGTCCGCTCGGCCGTCGACAACAACGGCAAGAAGATCCGCCTGCAACCGAAGAAGCTGGTCATCGCTCCGTCGAATATCTTCCAAGCCGAAGTGTTGCTGAAGTCCGTCCTGCGTGCAGGTACGAACAACAACGACATCAACCCGGTGAAGTCGATGAACCTCGTCGAAGACGCGGCGGTCCTGAGCCGTCTTACCTCCCCGACCGCCTGGTGGCTCACCACCGACGCGCCGGAAGGTCTGAAGTGGCTGTGGCGTCGCCGGCTCACCAAGAGCATGGAAGGCGACTTCGAAACCGACAGCATGCGCTACAAGGCCACGCTGCGCGGCGAGTCGGGCTGGACCGACGCGCGTTGCGCGTTCGGTACGCAGGGTGCTTGAAGTAGTTCTCCTCTGATCAGTGAGTGATCAGCCTTGACACGCCCTGGAGCCCACTAGCCCCGGGGCGTGTTTCTTCTTGTTAGTAGAGCAAATTTTCATGAAGGAGCTCTAAATGCAGATCAGTGATGACCTCTTCTTGGGTCCGGCTGTCGGTCCCAATCCTCTCTTCGGTAGCGACGGCAACCCCGCACCGATGAGCCAAGGCGTCGGGCCTATGGGCCGCGTCTTCATCTGGGACGTCGTCCCGCTCACCTTGCAGGCCGCAGGCCTGGCCAGCTCACAGAACCCGGCTTCGGGCGGTTCGTTTACGCTCACGGCGGGTACCGGCGTCACTCGCGTGACGCTGCCCTCGGGGGCGCTCGGGTACGTCCTGGACGTTCCCCGGTGCGTCACCATCACCGCCGCTGGCGCCAACACCGCGACTTATCAGGTGCAGGGTTATGACCTGTACGGACAGCCGATGACTCAGAACCTCGCGGCTCCGAGTACCAGCACGGTGGCGACGACCAAGGCGTTCAAGATCGTGACCGCGATTGTCAACCTCAACACCACCGCAGGCCTCAACAACCTCACGGCGGGCTTCAACGACAAGCTGGGCCTCCCCGTCCGAGTGACGGATGTGTGCTACGTCGTTTCTATCAAGTGGGCGACCACTCTGGCGGACGCGGCAGGCACTTTCGTGGTTGCGGACGTCACCAGCCCGGCGACGGTTTCCACCACCGATGTGCGCGGGTGCTACACCCCGGCTTCGGCGGCGGACGGTACCAGGCGACTCATCGCCTGCATCGCGATCCCGGCAATCGGTAGCGGGCCGCAGGCCACGCGCATCGGGGCGTACGGCGTCACGCAGGTGTAAGCCATGAGGAGCTCAAGCGTTTCCGTAACGGGGGTTGCGGCCTCCGCGTGGTTGCCGCTGGACGCAGGGACGGTAGGTACGAATTTCGGGCTCTACCTGACCCCGGGGGCGGGCGCTACGGTCACGGTGCAAGTGACCCCGGACAACGTGCTGGATGCGTCTGTGACTCCTGTGGCGTTCGCTATCCCAGTAGCGACGCTCGTGGGTGCCACGGTCAACATAGCGGCGGCGCTGCCTCTCGGGGCTCTCGCTGTGCGCATGAACCAGACCGCCGGGGCCACCACCAGTAGGCTGCAAGTCGTCACTCAGGGCATCCGCTGATGACCACGTCAGGAACAGTAGGCCGCACCGTAATAGATGCGACTTCGGTAATCGAGCACGCAGCACGACGCTGCGGAGTCCTCGCGACCGCGCTGACCGGGGAAATCCTCCAGTCGGCGAAAGAGAACCTGTTCCTGATTCTCTCCAATTTCGTCACCAAGGGCATGGAGCTCTGGTGCATAGGCAAGGCCAGCTATCCCACCACGGCGGGCGCAGCTACGTTGGACTTAGACGTAGGGTGGGTGGACCTGGAAAACGCGCTGCTGCGTACCGTCACCTCCACGCCTGCAGATGTGCTCATTGCGGGCGGGGCCACATATACCCCTGCAGCAGCTGTATTGATCAGCTCGGCGATCCTAGAGATTGCCGCTGGGACGTACACCTACGTGCTAGAAGGCAGCCCCACCGGGGTCACCTGGACTCAATACGGCACAAAGACCTTCACCCTCAGCGCGACGGGGCGCGTCTGTATAGACGCGGATGTC